GTCTGCATAGATGGCGACCTTGACGTTTCCAGACCCAGAGCATTTAATACGAATTTCACTACAAGTACCTGTCGCAACCGCAGTATATTTGGCACACTTAATATAATTTGCAGGGTGACTTACACTTATGGTGTCGTCATCATGCCCTACGAGTTTACCTGTAGCCATTTATCTCCTTTCCCACCGAGATTCTTCACGGAGTTTATCCTGAGCCAGATCCTTCGGTCGCAGAGTTTACACTGAGCCATACGAGATTCTTCGCTACGCTCAGAATGACAGAAAAGGCGAAGGGCTCGCAATGACAGGGCGCCCTTATGACAGGCGGAAGATTTTGTCGGCACCGCTGCTCCATGAAATCGTGATGTCCGAGCCGTTGGGGGTGCAGGGCAAGCCGGTAGCCGTGTCTATGAGCAATAGCAGCCGGCTGGTGCTTTCAACGCCGGTGTGCTTATAGAGCACCAGGTACTCGAACTGGTCGCCTGAGACACTGGCTACAACAATATCATCAGCATCGAAAACGCCATCGGTGACCGACTTGTTCTGCAAAGCTCCGCTGACGGCTACCCTGGCTCCTGAGGGTATATCGTCGAGGTTGTCGTGAGTTGACAGGTTGGGGGTGTAGTCAGCGCCGTCAACAAAGACCGCCTTGATGGTATCCGTGTCCAGGTCGATGCTGCCGTCAATTAGACCCTGCTTGGCTTTGGTGTATAGACTGTTGGCCATTTCTTACTCCTTTCTTTATTAGGCGTGAGGCGTGAGGCGAGAGTCCTGTTGCCTATTGCCTTCCGCCTGTTGCCTCTTACGTTGGAAATTTAAACTTATATACAACGGTGTCTCCTGACTGTGGGTATACGACGTAGCCATCCAGGCCAAAGAAGTAAATTACGTCCGGCACCATAGCCAGCAACCTTTTGAGCACGCTGGCTGCCGACTCCCCAGCTCCGACCTCGAGCCTGGGGTACAGGTTGGTAATCAGGCTGCTGCGTGACTTATAGCCCAGCGTGCCCCCTACGGACTGCATGACCTTCTCTATGAGGTCATAGCAGGTGAACTCGTCCGAGCCTATATTCCACTCCACGGGCTTGTTGAACTGGTATCTCCCCAGCAACCCCCAGGCGTCAACACAGCGCATGATAAAGTTGGAGATATTAGGGTCTCTCTTGTACTCCATAGCCTCTATGAAATACCTGGAAGCCTCGGAGAGCTGGTCTCCTGACGTGGTCTTATAGCCCAGGTGGAGGTTTACCCGCGCCCCCCTCTTTACTACAGCCAGGCTACCGGTACCGGGGCTATTGTAAGTGCCTTTGGAGTTGTCCAGCTCCACCACCAGAGCCGACTGCTGCTCGGGGTCAACCTGCTCTGCTATTCTGGCTATTTTAGAGACGGGGATGGTGATTTTGCTGCCTGCGCCTGAGCCTGGGGTGGGGGGACTCCACGAGCCAGGGCAAGGGGTACGCCAGACCTCATCGGGCTGCGTTGCCCAGATGTACTCTCCGCTGGGGTCGGCGGCTAAAGCCATGCCTCGGCTGGCTGATGACTCCATAGTGCTGGCTTTATTCCAGTTGTAGTCGTAGAAATCAGTGCCTGGCTTCAAGCGAAATAACCAGGGCTGGTTCTGGCGGGCTAGCGATAATAGGGGGCGTGCGCATGAGGTAGCTGGCTTAAGCAAGTAGGGACCCGAGACGTCCAGCGTCTCACCTGCCAGGGCGTCAATTACCGCCTGATGCCTCTCCCAGTACGTGGAGGCGGTGCGTGGCTCCCAGGGACCCCAGGGCTGCATCTGGCGAAAGCCTACAGGCCAGCCTACCGTGAACTGCCTCAGCCTTACCTGCGCGGCGACATCTACCCTGGCTCTGCCTAATCCTATCTTGGCGTCCGTCGCCCAGGTGCCGGCTGTCTGGCGGTAGCCGTCTCCGTAAACCATGCGGACAACAGAGATATAGCTGCCTTCTTGGACCAGGGCTATGATGTTCCAGTCGCCGTCATAGTACATTGCCAGGTCGGCAATCTCGGCGTCATAGCCACCTCTCTGACCCATGCCGGTGCTCCACGAGCCGCCTACACGCTTCTGGATATACAGGGACATGGGGTCGTTGACATCTGAGGCGTGGACTATGGCGCAATCTCCGTTGGGCTTGAAGGCTGCAGCAATGCCCCTTTCGCAGGGGCGGGCATTAGTCATTTCTACCCAGCCTGCCCAGGTGGCGCCGTAGTCTGAGGACTGCCGGCGGTAGAGATAGGCTGCCGACATCGACGCCACCATGACCTCAGCTCCCAGTGAGGCGATGGCCGTTTTGGCGTTGGTGGGGACACCGCCAAAAGAACCACCCCAGGAGGAGTAGGTCGAGCTCGGTCCGGGACTGGTTACCCTGGACAGGTAGAGATTAGCGCCTGACTTCCTGACCCGAACCAGTGAGCCGTCACCGGGCATAGTTACGCCGTGAGAGTCTTTGGTCTCAGTGCCTGAATAGAAGCGCTGCCAGCCGAAGTTCTCCCACTGGATGCCGCCTGAGGGCGTGGCTGCGGGGTGACCGTAAGCCTGCACCTCGAGTTTGACCAGAGGCTTCCTGGTGGGCTTCTTCTGTTCTTCCATTAAAGCATCTGATAGAGTGCGCATGACGTCAGACCTTCTTTTCAGGCATAAAATTCCAAATCCGAAATCACAAACTCCAAACAATACCAAAATTCAAATTCTCCAAGCTCTAAACCCCCACCCTTTTTGGATTTTGGATTTAGAGCTTTGAATTTGTTTATGATTTGGCGCTTGGTGCTTGGAATTTTCACAATAGTACTAATTTCCCCCTAGAAAATGTGCCTGCCCAATGTTATAATGCGCTTCTACTACTTTTGAGGGGAGAAAAGGAGCTCAGATGCTGAGTAGAAGCCTAATACTTGGACTTATTACCCTCTTCGTCCTGTTGGCAATGTTGGCGACTATTGCCATAGGGCCATCCCCTTTTAAGTAATTTGCTTACATCGATACACCAAGATTACGGCGATGAGAGGAGCTGCTCGGCCAGAGTTCCCACGCCATAAAGCGTCCTGTTGAATGGCGCCAGCCTGGATTTCCAGTCTACTTTAGAGCTGGCAAGCTCATTCAAAGCATTGGCAGCTCTGATAGTGGTGTTGAAGTCCCGGGTAAAGACATAGTACTCCGGGCTTCTGCCGCAAGTGCCTGCCTTCTTCTCGGTCTGCTCCTTTAGCCAGTCTCTGGCGTCCACTGCCAGGTCAACGAGATAATTCCAGTAATCCTCTGCCTGGGATATGTGCTGGCAATCTGTCACCGAGCCCTTATCCCTGGCTTTATAGAAGATGGTGCACTGGTTTACCTCGGTATATGTGGCTTTGACTTTAGCCAGTACATCTTCATGAAAGGCTTTAGGGTCAAAAGGCGTTGGCTGCTCAACTACAGACTGGCTTTGCGCCTGTGGCTGGGCTGCTGGGGCTTCTATCACCTGGGTGGCAGCTACCGTCCCCCCATTTCCGTTAGCCGATATCTTGGTGTCCTCCCTCTTTTTATCGAGGCTGGCCTCAGATATGATGTAGATAACACCGGCCAGGAACGCGGCCGCCGATGGCACCATATCCAATACGGTCTTCTGCACCTCGGGGTCCTGAACAAACAGGGGAATCATGGTCGCCAAAATGGTGATGATAAAGGCGCTGTATTTCTTTTTTCCGTCCATAAATTTTTGTAACATTTCGCTCTCCTTATATTATTTTTCCACCCTCACCCTGACCCTCTCCCATCAAGGGAGAGGGGAGAGAGGGCACAAAAAGGGGCTGTGCCCCTCTTAAACTCCCCCTACGACTCTCCGTGCTACATGTTTTGAGATTGCCATGTCTATACGCTCCTCGCAATGACGCGGGGATTACTCCATAAGGACCAGGAGCGTATCCGGGACGGGCTTGCCGTTTTCGGAGTAGTGCCTGGCCAGGTGCTTGGCGGCGTCAAGGATTTGCTGCTCGGTAGCCTCTACCCTTTTACCTCTGAACCCGCCACGGCTTAAGGCTGCCACGGCTGCCGACAGGTGCTCCCAGTCCGTTGTCCTATAATGGCCAATCTTGCCCTGTATGGCTCTGAAGATGGCTTTGGTATGATGCGGCAGCTTCCAGGTCTCCGGGTCGTCCTTGTCGCCTACTATGGCGAACGCCTGATGGGGTAAACCGTCCTTGGTCTTAGGTAACCCTTCTTCAATCTTTGACTTTGTCATAATTCGCTCCTTCCTTATGAGATTCTTCGCTGCGCTCAGAATGACAGGGGGCTATTCAGTGTTGCTCCCTTCGTAAAGCTGGCTTATTTTGAGCTTTCGACCTCTGCCGAAGCGCTTGAGCTGAGATTTGAACTCCTTGAGCATGGCATTACCCCAGCTTTGATAATCTCTGTCTGCCTGGTCACCACCAAAGCCGGTGGTATCCGTCCTATACTGCGTCTGGGCTAGCACGGCATAAGCAGCAGTTCCCAGGGCTAAGACGTCCTCTAAGTAGCTGGGGATGGTTGACGTGCTGCCGTCCAGGGTGTGAACCTTACCCCAATAGACATAGCAGTTGTTACCGTCCCCTTCCGCATCACCTTTCAAGATGATAGTATCTGAAAAGACATCAAACCTCTGAAAGCTCCGCGGGGAATCTCCCACGGGGAACTCCACCATGTAAACGGCTATCCAGCCAGTGAGGCTAGACATAGAAATCTCTCTGCTGCCGTCTGTGGTGGCGATGGTAGCCTTCATCTCCCTGGGGACATAGCGTGACAGCTCGGCTACGGCTCTACTGATGGCTCGGTCAATCTCGTTGTCCTGCCAGCGATAGCTCGAGTTATCCTCATCTTTGAGGTCTCGCCTTACCAGTGTTCTCATGGTGCTCAAGTCCATTTTTGCTTCGCTCCTTCTTTTTACCCCCTCACCCTGACCCTCTCCCACCAGGGGAGAGGGGATTTGGTTTGTAGGCGGTGGGGCGAAGCCGTCCACCCTGTTATCGGTGCGCTTTACCCCACCGCAATACAATTTTCCCAGGCTTGCTGAGGGTGAGGTGAATCCCTCTGCCTGGATTACACCCCCCTTAGTCCTGGACTCCGATTAAAGCGGCTCTCGTCTTGACACAGAAGTCTACGAGCGAGACGTACCACTTCACCCGGGTTCTGGAGCCGTCCTTGCCTTCCATAGCGCCTATGGGCTCTGCCTGTATGCCTCCGTTGGTAGCACCGCAGACAGCTCCCTCGCCGAACCGCAGGGCGTAGATGGTGGAGTTAGCTCCGCCGGTGATGGCTGTCTCCACGCTGCTGACAAGGGTATGAGTATCCAGTATCCAGTCATTGACGCCGATGGGTACGCCGTTGTAAAGCTGAATGAACTCTCCAAACTGCCCTTTGACGGTTTCCATGTAAGCGCCTGAAGCTCTCACCAGCGCGGTGACCTTTCGGCGGCTTCTGCGGCTCATCAGCAGCAAATCGGGCTTGCCGCCTCTGACTGCATCTATTAGCTCATCGAGCTTTGCCAGGGTAAGCGTGGCTCCGGTAGCGCCCATGGCGATTACCTGGTCGCTGGCTGAGCCGGTGGCTATGAGCTTTATCAGACCATTAAAGGTATTGGCGTCTCCGGTGATGCCGATGTAGTTTGCGGTCGAGCCGTAAATGAACTGCTTCTCGAACTCATGCCTGAGCGCTTTGGCAGTCAGCTCGATGATGGCTGCCTCGATATCCTGGACATTGGAGCGGGTCTGCTTGATGAAGTTGTCTACATCGGCGTTCTGCCCCAGTATGGCCAGGGTGGCGGTGAGCTGGTCGAAGTCAGGCGTGGGTGATGTCGACCAGTCGGCATTGACGGCATGCCACTCGGCGGTGGGGAGCGTCTTCTCCCTGTTATAGGTGAGACCGTTGCCGATAATGTCGATGAACGGTATAGCCTGAAGGACTGGTGAATCCTTCAGTATGGTCTCGATGATGCCCTGCAACAGGACATCATTGCTAAGTTTGGCTGCTTCTGCTAATGATATTGCCATAGTTTATTGCTCCTTTTTCTTCCTGGCTTTTTCTAAGCCGAGGTTTATTTTTTCTTTGGTGCTCAGTCCTTCGGTGCTGGGCTCTGTGCGGGCTGGTGCTCCTGCCGGGACTGAGGCGGCCTGCGCCTGCTTGGACAGGGACTCCTGGACATTTGCCACCAGCTTGTTGGCTCTGCCCATAGACGCCTTGATTTCCTCGATGGTGGTGCCGTAGATGGCTTCCTGAGGGATTAGGGGGTTGGAAGCTGCTGCCAGCCTCTTAAAGTCCTCTACTGCGTAGGCATAGGCTGCCTTAGCGCCTTCGAAGTTGGTCGAGGCTTCGACTAGCTGCCCTTTCATGGCTTCTATGTCCTGGGTCTTGGCGCCTACCTCTGCCTCGAGGCTGGTTACCTTAGCCTGAAGACCCTTAGTAGCTTCCGCCACCTGGGTAGCTGTCTTTTTCCGCTCAGCCTCAAGCTCGGTTTTGAGCGCCTGGTAGTCCTCTGCGGTTGGGGTGTTGTTTACGGTTTTGGTTTCATCTGCCAATTTACTCTCCTTTTTGGCGTTTATTCAGTCAAAGGCTCGGTCTCCATTTCGGCGGCCACATTTCTCTCTCTCGCGCCGCCGCGGGTGGACTGCGCACTGTACTGCTGATTCATTTCCAGGATTTTGCCTCTCTCTTCTAACCATCTGGCCAGCTCCGCCTCGGGGTCTCTGATGCCCAGCTCATCCATAGCCGTTCTCCTGGAGTGAACGCCTGACTGAACGAGAAGCTGCTCATTCTGAGCCAGCCTGGCTCTGTCCTGGGGCAGCACTGCCCCCCAGATGATGCGAAGGTTTACACCGGTCAGGTCTTGCCTGGTGAATTGCTTATGTAAAGCTAGAATCATCTGGCAGCGCTTGATATAGGCTGCCGTCCTGATGGTTCTCTTGCGCCTGACTTTCTGAAGTAATGACTGCAGCTCCACCTCGAGGGCGACGCCTGACAGCTCTCTTTCGATGCCGCCGTAGGCTGCCCTGGGGGACTCTGAGATATCGTGGAGGCAGCGGTAAATCATGTATATATAGTCCACGTGCAGCCTGATGCCGCCGCCGGCTAACAGGTCTAACAGGTAGGCTTTCGATTCCTCGGGTATAGTCCACACCTGGCCCGGGGCGACTTTTATTTCCTCGGCTGATTCCACGCCCTCTAAGACGGCTATGGGATTGCCGGAGACCTCCAGTATGCGTGAGAGCTGCGATAGCGCCCTATTAAGCTCTCTCTGCGCCTGCTTGAGTGACGGTATATCCGAAGTGCCCCAGAAGTGCTTCGGCTGCCTGACATTGGGGAAGATAACAAAGGGTATAAAGCCATAGGGGTTGGGCTTGGTCTCTAAGGTATCGTTGTCCAGATAAAGCGTGAACTCCTTATCCGTCCAAACTTCGGTGATGGTGGCTGAGTTCTTGGTTATGGTCTTTTTGTAGAGAAGGTTTACCTCGTCCTTGGTCAGCGTGTACCGGCTGGCGATTCGCCATACCTTGGACAGGTCGTCTCCCAGCCACCAGGCGTAGAGCCCGTGGACATCGGGGCTGGTTACCCTGATGCGCTTCTCTGTGGCGTCCCAGGTGACCTTATAGCAGCCGTCTCCCAGTATGGCGGCGTCAACCTCGGTCTCGTAGTCCAGCTCCTGCAGGTTATTTTGGGCGTAGACCTGGTAGACGACGGCTTCGGCTGCCCTGGCCAGCTCTTTGGACTTGTCTGTGTTCTCCACCGGCTCACAGGCGAAGTTCAGGCCTTCCGTGAGATAGCTGGTGAGCTTATCGATGGCTATTTTGGCATAGTTAAAGACGAGCTGGCGGTTCTTTGACTTCTCCGGCCACTGCTCACCGTTATAGAAGTCCAGGTTTGACTTGTAGTCGGACAACCTGGTGCGGTCGAGCTGGGATAGAGAATTCAAGTTAAACATCAAAAATCAAACCTCGAAATTTTTGATTTTTGCCGTGTCATTTTGCTTTTTAACTTTTGATTTTTGATTTTTTAACGCTCGCTGTACAGTTCTCTGGCTGACACCGAAAAGGTCGGCGATCTCCTTAACTCTTTTGCCTCTCAGCCTGAGCTCTGCCATCCGCCTGCGC